CTCCCATGTGCAAACGTTTTGAATACATTGGCGGCGTGGCAACAAGGCGCCATCAAGATCTAAAGCACTGGCAAGCTCCCACTCCACCATTACTTTGTTTTCATTGGCTTTGCGGTCGATGAAATAAACCTCTTCATCCAATGCAGCATTAGGGTCTGCACTAGGGTTTACACCACCCTCAAAGTTCACCGCATCAAGGTATTTTAAGAAAGTGCGACGGCGTATAAATTTAACGCGCACCAGATCATCATTCTCACGAGACAAACCACCAATCAAACCATCCACGTTAGCAACACGTAACGTTGGCCTAGCCTGTTTACCATTGCCATTACGCTCAAAGCCCTCAGCATCAATCGGCAGCCTAGTGTAAGTAATGCCATTAAACACAACATCACCTAAAAGAACATTCACACCGTTATGAAAATAATAATGTTCATCAATGCCAATGGTATTAAGATCAAGCTCAAACAGCTCGATCAAGTTACCGCCATCAGATTTTTGAATGTCTGAAGTAATCATTCAAACACCCGTCTAAATTTTGTGGTGATAGTAGAGGTATTCGCTGAAATGAGTGGTTGCGACCAATCATCACAAACAACTCTAATTTCAGAAAAACCAAATGGCGTCCAAGTGAAAGAGGTCACACCAGCCTTTGAAGTTAAGAATGCATCAATTGCTTGAATCTCAGCCAAAGTACCTTTAAAAGTTAAATTCCAGTCAGTCTTAATGGTGTTAATGCCATCACCGACACGTTGCTCGTAGCCATCCCCAAATGAGACAGTAAGCACCCTTGGTTTTTTATTGATGACAGGGTTTGATGTTGGTAGCCAAGTAAATTCACTCATGCCAACAGCCCGCCTTGCCTTTTTTCACTAATCAATACAGAGCGCACAGCACCAGCTATCTGCCTGCCTAGATCATTGCCTTTTTCGTTATTACCTTGCACATTGCTGCCTGTAGCATCAACGCTTACACTGACGCTTATTTGGTTGCTACTTCCACCAAATCCATTTGGGATGATCGTTCCTGGTGCATCCGGAATGAACAACTCTGGGCCACGCTCACCAACCACAGAAATTTTATTTAATGGAGGGCGGCCACCATCAGCAAAAAAGCCACCAAAGAAATCTTTAGCCACACCACCAATACCGCTACCAATGCCACTAAACGCCTCAGATAAAGGCTCTGTTACTAACTTACGCGTAGCAATTCTTATCAGGTCTTTTTCTATACCCAACAATACATCGCCTAAACTTTTATAATTAACAATGGCATCTTCAGCAGCTGAACTAAAAACAAAACCAAGCTCACGACCAGAGTCGCTAGCTTTATTTACTTTTGTTTTAAGCGTTTCTACTTCTTGATAAGTTTCACGCAACGCCTCAATCTCTTCAGCACTTAATCCTAAGCCCTGCTCTGCTAAATCATTTAATGTTCTTTGTAGTGAAATCTCTACATTCCTAGCTGCAATTTTTTCCTGCTGAGCTTGCTGCGACAGTCCTTGAATTGAAAGCTGGAATTGAAGCTCTTCGGTTTCTTGATTAATGGTAGCCAGCATTTTTTCATAAGCATCAATAGCTAGTTGTTGTTGCTGCTGAGCCTTAGCCTCTATATCAAACTGCTCGTTCTGTAACTCAATCTCAGTTTCAATCGCGCGGATATCACCTTCGTTAAAAAGCTTTTCATCTTCAATCAACTGTAATTTCTGATCAGCCCTAGCTTTTTCCAACTCCATCAATGAAGCGGTTTCTTGCTGAAGGTTAAGCAACTGGACAATTGCCTGATCGCCAATACCCTGCTGCTTCAATCTAGCAATCGTTTTTGCATCCTCAAGAGGAACGCCTTGCGCTATCAACCGATTTTCTTGTTGGATGAGCGCGATCTGATCTTGCAAGGTTTGGATTGGGGATTTTGACGTTGATGCAGGGTCAAGCACTTCGGTTGCTGTTTCAGTAGCATTGCCACTTGTATTCTTTTTAGGATTGTCTTTTAAATAACGCGCTTCTAATTCAGCGGTAATTTCAGTCAACTCTTTTCTAAAACCAATAATATTCATACGCATGTTTTTGCGTATGACAGCATTTGCACCTTCTGACTCTGCTTTTGATAAAGCCTGCTCTCGTTCAGAAATAACAGTCAATAATTGAAGTTGTCTACTTTCTAAGTTAGCTTGTTCAGTACCTACAGCAGCTATTTTTACTGTATTGCCAATAGCAGCTAATGTAGCGACAAACAAACCAGCTTTTTTATTGTTTTCTATAAAGTTATCTGTAATCTCATTGAGAGATGGCAGCAACTTACTAGCAATTTCAACACTTGTATTGCCTGCTTTAGCTTTAAGCAAATCTAACTTGTCGTTAAACTCTCCTGCTTTCTTAGTGTTTTCATCTGTAACGCCTGATAACTCGCGTCCAGCCTTAATTTGCTCACGTAAAGCATCACCACCCTGAAGCAATGAAGGTAATAATTCCTCGTAGCTTTTACCAAGGAATTTATTAGCCAATGCATTACGTGTTTGTACATCCTCAATACTGGATATCACGTCTGCAAGCTGAATATAGGCTTCTAATGGATCTTTAGCTGTAATGCCTAGTTTTTTAGCGGCCTCGCCATTTTGTGCAAGAAATACTGATAGCTTATTAACACCCTTACCCAATGACTCTAAAGAAGTGTCTGAAAGCAAAGCAACTTGACGAAGCCCAGCTAAATTTGATGCAGCAACACCAGTGCGATCACTTAGGTCACCTAGCATGTCTAAGGTATCAATACCGCCTTTAGTAAACGCTGTGAAAGTTGCAGCACCAAGGAATGGCATTAATCTACCAATGACACCATTCAGCGTAACAGCAGCACCCTCAACCTTACCTAAGCCAGTTTGAACACTGTTAAATGCAGCCTTGGTACTATCAACGGCACTGATGATTATTTTTGATTCTTCAGCCATTGCCTAAAACCTCTAAAGCGGCGTGTTGCATACAAATGATGTTGGATAACATTTCTTTTTGATTTGAAACCTCCATCATCTTCATCACCGCTCCTAATGCTAATTTATCAATTGATTTGTACTGACCTTGCGGGGTAATTTTCCAATCGTCGCTACAGGCACAAAAAACCTGCATAGCCTCTAGGTTCATTTCCCACAACTCAAAGTAATCTTGAGTCTGACTATCTGCCACCAAGCCAAATGCTTTTAAAGCATCTACCTGATCTTGATTTTCATCTTGGCCGCCATTTGCCCACCATCTGGCGGCGGCCTCTAGTTTTTTCTTCTAGCACCTAATATTTCACGTAAGAAAGCGTTGGCAATATCTTGCCCAGCAGTGTGATAACCAACTATTAGTTGATTAAGATTTTCAGGTGTGTACGTCGCTTGCGAACCGTCCTCAAGCAGCACATCCTTCCAACCTTCAATCACCTCTTTCAATGCCTCTTCAACGGGTTTACTGCCGTGTTTTTTCTGCCACTCAGCTAACTGCTCTTTATCAAGATACTTAAAAGTAACTTTGATTTTCCCTGGCTCAGCACCAGCAACATGCAATTCAACATCAGTTGTAAAGGTAGGGTTTGGAGTAATCTTGAACATAACTACAAGCTCACAATTCTTAATTCATCATTACCTGATGCTGGCAAGCATCTAATGTCATAACCAATCAAGCGTTTTCCGTTAATTTCTTGTTTACTTGGGTTAATCATTTGGAAAGATGGCGCATGTAATAAAACCTTATATCCATCAGCAGTACCGTGAATCAAACTTAAGGTTTCAAGCGTATTAGCTTTTACTGCTGCCATAAATGAAACTTCTTGCGCCGCTGTGAGATCTAGCTGCAATGAGCCAGTAATATCACGCTGCGTTAAATCAACCGTTTCACCACCAAGTAGCGGCGTAAAGTTCACTGCATTAGCTACGTTTAAACTTAACCCACGTGAAGGCCATGCAGTGCCGCCCGTAATAGCACCAGCCGAATAAGTACCACCAAACAGCAAATCACCAGTATTTGAGTCAGTAATCACATCAGGCTGCTTCCAGGCACTTAACGTAGTGCTAGGGTTGCTAACAGCAGAAACACCACCATCCAATAAGATAAATTTGAATTTCAATACAGGACGTTCACCGACACCAGCTGCTATCTCTACACTGCCTCGACCGCCAAAACCTTTATGCAATACACCATCGTCATACCAATAAACTGTTGCACTCTCTAATGAATCAGTCACTGGCGTATAGTCAACACGCTCATCAGCAGTAACAACTTCACCAAATCCACAAGCCCGCAATGCTGCACCCCACTTTGGAGCAACACCAAGCGCGCCAGAACCTTGAAGCTCTACATCAAAACCCATCTCAACGTAACTTGTACCGACCAACTCTTCACTACTACCTAAATAAGCGCGGATTAAATCTCGCGGCACATTTTGAGCATTAAGTGGGTTAATACTTAAGTTAGAAACGAGTTGAGCGTTATCGGCACCTGTAGGAACTGGGTCAACGCCATAAGTAGTTTCAAGTTTAAGTAAAATTGCAGTTTTACGAATCAGACGGTTTGCCATGTTTATTCCTTCGGAATGTCAGTACCAGCTGCATCATTAGCTGGGTTTGTTTTTTGTAGATCAGCTTGGTTTACTGCCAAGCTACCATCCTTGTTACGCACATAAGAACCACCGCCTTGCGGGTTTTGGTCTATCACTTCCGTGCTATTAATTGCTTTATTAGTTGCCATAACTCTCTCTAGCTATCCATTGTTGTTTCTGATGTTCTGTAATTAACCGAGTATGTTTTTTCAATCACTGCCAAACGTTTTCCATTAGCAGCGTTTTGGCGAATGGTGCCAAGCTCATTAATATCAAAACAAAGTCCACCCAAGGTTGCGTCTGCAAACAACTTTGCGTGGGCCTCTACCATGACCGCATCTACATCACTAACTGCTGTAGGGCCTGTTGCCATAAATGTTAGGGTTACTTCTACGTCTCTATCTTTAAATCCAATTACCAAAAGGTTTGGTGGCGGCTCATCACCAAGCTCAATATTGATAGCGGTACCGCTATTTAAGTCCGCAGGCGAAATAGGATCTGTGCGAACATCCTCAGCAGCTACAGTAGACATTGCCGGATCTGTCAAAATATCCTGTATAGCCAGAATAATTTGCATGCCTATACTTGCCACTACACTTCCTCCAAAATCACTAATGCCATTCCTGTACCATCAAGCTCAACACTTGAGACTTTGTAGTCTCCCCCTTTAATGACAAGAGGCGTATTACGAGTTGCAACACCTAAATTAGTCTCGCTAATATGCAAAACAGGTCTAGAACCTTCAACATCAAATGTTGTTTGATAGTTTTTATCGAATAAAGCACTAACAGGTGGATTACCGAGAATTGAGATCGATACAAAGCCAGGTGTATCTTGGTTAATGAAATCGTCAAAATCCTCGGTAAATGCCATCCTTACTCGTTACCTTTTTCAGCAGATTTTTCAGCAGCTTCTTTTTCTGCCTGAGCTTTAGCCTCTTCCGCTGCTGTAATAGCCGCTTGGTCTGCCTCTGCCTTGGCCTTAGCTTCTGCTACCGCTTTTTCAGCAGCTTCTTTTTCTGCCTGAGCTTTAGCCTCTTCCGATGCCTTATGGGCTGCAGCTTCTTTTTCTGCATCTTTTTCAGAAAGCAATAAGCTAGATTGATATTTATCTAACTGGCCATCAAAACCGAAAGTCTCACCTTGTTTAAATGTCACGGGGTGAGCTACTAAATATTGGCCCTTCTTGCTTTTTGCCAGCAAGTGACCACGGTCTTTAGCCTGTGCTTCTGACAAAGTCAGCAGGCCACCGCTAATCACCACTGATTTTCCAATCACTGTATATTTCATGGTGGCGCCCCTTAGATCAATGTCACTTGAACAGAACCCTGCCAGCGGCCATAGCCAACATTGCGCCATGCATCGATACCAACTTGAATAGCATCGTTATCGAATGCAAATTCTGAAGTTTCATCTTTAACCTTCACGCTTGGCTCAGTCTCTTCTTGACGAATAAATGGACGTACAGAGCCATCGATACGATCAATTGTGAATTTATCTGTCCAACCAGCGCTTGTTAATCGTGGATTAACTGCCAGCTGAATATCCCAATCTTCAATTGCCATACTAGATGGGCCAGCCACACGAGCTAAAGACAAGCCAGCACGGAATGCTTCAGACAAACCAACTGGCACCATTACCAAGAAAGATTTTGCTGTTTCATTAATAGGCTCACCTTGGTCATCTACAAATGACAACATTTGCGAAATACCTTTAAGCACAGCTTGCTGAGCCTCTTCAGGACTAGGTGCAGATACCGTGCCATGTACTTGTGCTGGTAAACCAGAAATATCAACATCAATCTTGTTAGATTGAGAACCACTTTCACCTTCGCTATGGTCAGTGTCGTAAAAGTATTGACCGTCATAGCACAATTGGCTTGCGCCATTCACTTTTAAGCTTGATAACAATGAAGCCCAGTGTGTTTCACCACGCTCAGCAAGCTCATTAACACGCACTTGAATCTGGCCAGTTTTATCACGGCGCATGTCTTTTAGTTTGATTTCAAGTGTTGCTTCATAATGCTTGTTTTGAATGGTGATGCCATTCTCTACAAAACCCTTAGCATGACGACCACCAACCCATTCACGCAGTTTTGGTGTGTTACTTAAGAACGCATACTCTTCTGATGACTGGTCTGATTTAAAGTAGTTAGATACTTTATCTAACCACATAGCGCCAGATACAGTTTCCAATGCTTGGAAATACATGCCCACAACGGCGCGTGATGTAATTTTATCCATGGTTTACCCCTTATTTAATCAAAGCAGCGAGTTGATTGAACTTCACAGTCAGCTCTTTGAAATTGTTGTTTAAAGTTGCTTGGTTGAATGCAGCACCTACATCACCGACAGTGCCGTCTGCTGTGCCTGTCGTGCTATCGGTCAAAGCTGTTACCAAACCAACACCACCGCGACCAGCATCAAACTGCACAATACCAATACCACTTGATACAAAACGCACCACACGACCAATAGCTGAGTTGCTTGTTGCAGTTAAAGTGAATGTATTATCATCAGACGCATAAACAGGCTTACCAACATCTGTAATTGCCAAGCTGCCAATCGCTAACTGAATGCGGCCACTAGAACGTAAATTAACGCTAATAGCACCTGCAGCACCTGCAGAGTTATCTGCTTTATCTGTTGCAAACCCAAGAAACGCATCACCAGCCACCAAAGGGCGGGCATAACCAGAAGCGTTATCACCGACAGCTGCCCCGCCATAAATAATGTCTGCTGCTACAACGCCTACATCATTACGGTCACCAATTTCGTAAGAACGCAACTGATCTTGAGCTAATGTGGTCATACCAACGCCAGCTAAAAGCGGTAGCCCTTGAGCAATATGTGAAACGTCATAAACGCCTGCGTAAGCACCAATACTGAATACCGCTGCTACCAGACCAATTAAAAGAATTGTTGATTTTTTCATGATAGATACCTTTATTTAGATTGACCGGCTACTCTCACACTGCCAGCTGCATGAGCTTTTGCGTATGAAAGATAAGTTGCAAAACTGTTGCCGAATTCAGCGCGCAGGCTTGAATCTTTATCCCAAGTAGCTTGCGCTTTATCTTCAACAGACATATTTGCATCAGCTTGAGATTCAGCCTCAAGTGTAGCTGCGTCATCAGGTGCAGATGCAAAAGCAACTGCAGCTGGTGTGCCTGTTACTAAGTTTGCAGCAAACTGGTTTTGTAAAGCACGCTCTGCATTTACAACCTGCACAGCAGCTTCAGGACCAGTGGTTTTGCCATCAAATTTAAGTGAAGTGATTAAAGATTCGTGTCCGCGCATAGATTGCGCCTCAACAGATTTAATACGATTTAGCTCTGCAGATGCTCCGGCGTCGAAGCCGGCACTGCGGCCTTCTTCTACCAGAGCAGCACACAAGTCTGGATGCGCAGCGCGCAATTCTTCCAGTGTCATGGTTGTTACTCCTTTGGTTGAAATATGGGGTGCTGCCTTGTCTTGCTGCATGCCAGGCAACGTGGCATTTTCTTTAGCCGCTGTACTTACATTGGCTGGAATAGAATGAACGCGAGTACTACGTTTTTGCGATAACTCTGCAATTAGTTTGTCGGTAGTTGACACACGATCAGCCAAGCCCATTGATACGGCTTTTTGACCACGGTATGTATTGGCTTGTGTGTTGATGATGGCCTCTACTGAAAGCCCACGCTGCACTGAAACTGCTTGCACAAACATCTCGTAAAGGGTATTAATTTCGTCTTGGAAATCAGCGCGAACAGACTCAGGTAAAGGCGCGAATGGGTTACCATCCACTTTATGATCACCGGCAAATATATGAGTGACTTGAACGCCTTCATTTGCCATCGCACGTGAAACATCAATATGACGCATCACTACACCAATGGAGCCAGCGTATCCAGTATTTGTAATGACTAATTCATCAGCGGCACTACCACCTAAGTAAGCAGCTGAAGCGGCAATACTATCCGCAATAGAAATCATGGGCTTTTTACCCAACAATGCTTGCATACGTTCTGCATGTTCAAACGCGCCGTTGACTTCACCGCCTGGGCTATCGTAAACGCGCAATACAGCATGAACATCGCTGTTATCCATGGCACTTTCAATTTGTCTGGTAATGTCGTTATAACCAAGCAAAAATGTGGAGTCAGCTTCCATACGACTACGGTGCACTGTTGCACCTGAAATATTGATAACTGCCACACCATCCACCACTTGGAAACCGCGCTCATAATCTTGGCGATTCATTTTTTTAGTGGAAAATAATTCTGGTGCAAGCATTTCATATCCAGCTGAATCGCCAGTATGAGAATTAGCAGCAAATAAACGTGGGCTGATACCAGCAATAATTGCATCCAGCTTTTGCGGATGAATCATCAGCGGTGCATTGAAAAGCCTTGCAGTAATATGTGGATATCGCATAGGTTTAACATTACAGAGTGTGACGTCTCATTTTTAGGGGAAAATGAGACGTGATTTATTCATCATCGTCTTCATTTTTTTTCTTATCTAAATCTAAGTCTTCATCTAAGTCTTCAATCTTTACTGGAATACCGCCTTGTGATGGCAAAACAGTCAAGCCGTCAGCATCGCGCATGCGTTTTTCTTTGGCTAATTGCTTATGTTTGGTTTCATAAGGCACACCATCATGCAGAATGCTTTCTGTCTCGCGTGTTGATATACCTAGCTCCACTCGCTCTTTTGCAGCAGAAACCTCTTTGGCTGGGTCAATGCTGCCAGGACCATCTCCAATCCAGATTGATTTACTCCATGCTGCACGAGTAAGCTTGTCTGCAAAGAAGCCTGGTGCTTTGATGTAGCCTTTTGCTACAGCTTCCTCTAGCCACAACTCATATACAGGCTGACAAAAGTCAGAGGCCATCCAATCACGCCAACGACGGTAAGTTTTCCAAGCGGCAAGTAATGCAGCACGCGCAGCTGAATAGCTTGATTGAAAATGCATGATCAGCACTTCAAAGGGGATTTCCAGTTGCATCCCGATTTGGCGCAAAATCGATTGAAAGAATTGGTCAAACTCAGGGTTTGGTCTGCCAGGATTTGGCGAAACAGGCTCTTCACCTGGCAATAAATTAATTACTCGACCATTATCATCAAGACTCCCGTCCCAATTCGATGCTTGTTTTGCATAATTTTGGCGCCCAGTGTCGTCAAAAATATCCATAAACGCTTCGTGATCCATTCGCACAAACATAGCAAACATACCGTTCACTACAGCCGCTTGAAGCTCTGCATCTGTGAAACGTCCTAGCTGCTTCAATGGTTCAATAATTGGGGCGAATTCAGGCACGCCACGCACCTGTTCAGGACGCAATTGCTTGAAGAGATGAATTACATTTTTACGGCCATTTTCACCGTATGCCTGTACGGGGATCCACTCATTACCAGCTTGACGTAAACTACCAGGGTGAATCTTGCTAAAGTGGTATCTAATAGGCGCACCATCACCATCCATCTCAATACCATCAACCATTGTGTTGGTATTTTGTTTTCGATTAGGATTACTGCAACGGTCTGCTTCAATGGTTTGTAATGTCAGGTCGTATCTGTTTCCACGTGGTTTTATAAGATTAATAGAAAATACATCGCCGGACTCCATGCGAGAACGGAATACCAGATCTTGAATTTGGTAAAAGTTTAACTGTCTGCGTAGATCACAGTCTTTACTATTAGCCCATAGAGAATACTCACGCAGAGTGTTTTCTGCCCACTCATCTGCTTGCTGTTCGGTAATTCCTAAGAATTTTGCATCTGGTTTCGGGGAGAGTGAAAGGCCTGTACCTATCACATTCGTAGTCATCTGCCCTACAGCACCACCAGCAATAGGATTGTTACGCACCAAATCGCGACTACGTGCGCGATTCATGACTAAGTCTGGGCTAATATCAGCCTCAGCAGATCCTGCAAAAGAATTCCAGTTTGATGTTGCAGCATTATCACGTTTTGCGCCTTTATAACCAATTCCACTAGATCCCCCTACAGCCAACGCCATCACTGAGCGCGCCTGCATATTTCTTAGTGCAACTTTAGGTGCAAAGTAGCCAATTGCTTTATCAACCAAGTTCGGTTTAATTTCTAACGGTTTACGGGTTGGTGTAGTTTTTGCCATAATGATTTACCTTGGGCGAGCAACGAATGTACGACGGCCACCATATGCTTTAGCAGCCAGCTCTTTTACGCGGGCATCCCAAGTCTCAATGCCATCACGCACTTCTTTTAGATTTGCGCGGTTTAAGCGGCGCCCTTGAAATTCGTAAGATTGATTAGCAAGAATCTTAGATTCTGCTTCTAGATATTCATTAAGCTTGGTTTCTGCTTGTTCGAGTGTAATGCCGGCCATTCGGAATCTCCGATTAATAGTGCCAAGCTTATTGGTATTACCGTCTCATTTTTAGGGGAATTTGAGACGAAAAAAAAGGCCACTTTCGCAGCCTTATTAAATTTGTATTTTTAACCTTAGTTACAACTCATTAAATTAACAGTTCATCGCTTTACTCCTAAAAGTTTGGATTAAATTACTGGTTAATAAAATTGTATTATCTGCCTAGCACTGTCTCAATTTCAGGGGAAAATGAGACGATATCAATCACCTTTTTTCATATGCCTAAATATCGTTGCTCTACCTACACCAGTCTCTTTTCTTATCTCACTAAACGGTTTTCCACCCAAGTACTCAGTCACAGCTTTTTTAACTTGGGCTTTATTGATTTTCTTCTTGGCGATATACGCATCCTCTCCACCCCAATGCTTACGCGTTGTTGTTTCAATTATCTCTAGTTTTTCCTGAATTTGTTCTTTATTCAGCTCTGGAATAGCGTCGCGAAACTGCTGCATCATAAAATCTACTATGTCTTCAGCCACTATCGCGCCCCTCCACGATTAAAACCAGAAAGCTGCAGCTTGCCACCAATGTTGGTTGATACGTCAACCACATCCGGTTGCGGTTGTTGCACTTCTGTTGCATCAGTATCTGCAACATTTTGTGGCTCTATCATTGCTTCGCGTCTTTCCCAGTCGGATTTTTTCCATTTATGCAGGTAGACTTCAGGATGATGACTAGCTGCAATAGATAGCACCCAAGTATCAAGTTGCTCGTTACGCTTACCTTTTTTAAGCTCCCATCTGTTTTTTCTGGGGTTGTAAGTTTCAGACACCAAACCATCGTAGTAAGAGTCATCCAGTCCTGTACTAAAATGCACAAGACGCTCCCCTGGGTCTTTCTCGTTATCCCCATTTAAACGGTTATAGAGCAAATGTTTTGCTGTATCTGAACCAATAACATACAGCGCCACCCCTTTTTTAATGGTTTGGCCTCGCCAGTTAACATCTTGCAAACTTGGCTTTCCTAAAATAGCGCGGCCATAAGTACTTGCACCCTTACATGCTATAACGCGTGAAACGCCAAAATCTGCTGCAGCACGCCTAGAAAATCCATAAACCATATGCGTATGGTGACCGCCTGTATCGACAGCTGTTGCTTCAATTCTCAAACTCTTACCGAAATGATTCACAAACACAGCATCCTTCAAATACTTACCTAAAGAATCCCAAACATCGTCATCACCTGGATTGCCGTAGATAACATGGTAATCAACAGGCCAAGTGCGACCACCACGTCCATGACCAGTGATTTGAATCTCTAATCGATCATCTTGCGTGTCCACCCCGCAAGTAAGAACTAAACAGCCAATTGGTATCGTACGTAAGGCGTAAGGCTCTGCACGGGCAGATAATGCATTTGGCTTAATATCATGGCTACGGTCCGCATATGTTTCACCAAGGCGAGTGTTAATGAACACCATTAGGTCTTTAGGATCGTCCTGAGCATCAATCCACTCATAAACCAACTGGGTCCAAGATTTACCAAGACCAATTGGAGAGTACAAAGCATTGATGTGATAACTTTTATATAAATGATCAGGCGCCATGGCAACCCAGCGTGCCTCACCGCCATGCCCTTTTTCCGGCAACATGATGGCTTTGTGATATTCCTCAATCACACATCCATTGTGTTCGCAGGCGTAGTAAACAGACGCAATCTTTCTCGGATTTTTTACATCCTTTGTCCAGCGTAGGTTATGCCATTTCAGATACTGCATCTCTCCACAATGCGGGCATGGCACGTGGTAACGGCGCTGGTCACCTTTTTCAAACGCATCTTCAATATGGCTAGCATCTTTAACAGTGGGGCTACTAACAATAAACATTTTTGAATCACCAAAAGCTGTTAACCGAATATCTAGCAATTTTAGTGGGTCACCTTGGTCAGTACTCCAAGCCCATTCATCCACTTCATCAGCCAAGGCATAACGCAAGCTAGTAGACTTTAACTCTGAGGTAGAGCCGGCCGTTTTAAAATACAAAATACCGCCAAGAAATTTCTTACGCTGTGCGTTATTGTCAGATGACTTATTGCTCTTTTTAGAAAGCGCCTCTGCTACTGCAGGTGTGTCATTTGCCATCGGGTCAAATTTTTGAGAAACCCAATCATTCAGGCTGCGCTCAGTAGGCATTACAATCGCTGCTGGTCCTTTGGCATGATCCATGATGTAACCAACCCAATTACTGCCTGCCTCAGTGCCACCTACTTGACTTGATTTCATGAACACCACTTTTTCATCAGCAGAGTCCTCAGAAAGTGAATCCATAGGCTCGCGTAAAAACGGGGTGCGCGATGTTTTCCATTCGCCAGGCTCAGCAGAACCCTCACCAGATAATATTCTGTGCTTATCAGCCCACTCACTAACGGTTAAAAACTCTTTAGGCCTTACTGCTTTACGAGCAGCTTCATAAGTCAGAAGAAATGCATCAAATGGCAAACTCATGCTTGCTCCTGAGCAGATTGATTCAATTTGTCATTGCAGCCTTTTTCTAACTGCGTAAGTACTTGATGGACGGCTTGCTTGAGGGTGATACGAATGTCGTTGATATCTTTTCCTACCAACTCAGCACTAATGCGGTGGGGCATGTTTTCTAAGTTTTGGCGAAATGTAGTGACCATATCGCCAATTGCATCCTTCATAGCATCGCGCGCTACTAACTTTCCTATACGTTCCTGATAGTCCAGCTCAGCCTGCAGCGCTTTGAATTGCTGCTCTTTTGCGCGAGATTGTGAAAAGCTATCGCGGCTCGGGTCTTTTGGCTCTTTTTCTTTTTTTGATTTGCCAGTAGTCGAATGAGCACCAATTTCATTTACTTTACTATCGCTACCGCGCTCATTTGCATGGCGAGCTTTCACATCATCTCGGTTAGGGTCTTCAGTTTCAGCAATCTTGATCTTACTTGCCTCAACATCCACCTTGCCATCCTCAGAAAAAACTAAACGTCCTGCCTGCTTTAGTTGGCTAACATAACCCTTAGTCCAGCCCATCAGTTCAGCAAACTCTGTTTGATTTGCTTTAACCATTTGTAACCTCACTTTTAATCATTGGCTGGTGATATTCACAATCGGTATCTGCCAGTGCATAGAAACTATAAAATTCATTAATGCCTTCGTTGCGTGTTAAATAACGGTTACAACTTTCTTTGTATGCGCAGCGGATGCCTTCACATTTTTCATGAGCAGATGCAGCATAAACTTCTAATTTACTTTCTCCTGTAGCCACTTCCAGCCCCTCCAGTTTTATAACGCTCATTATTTTTTAACCGTTCTTTTTCCATCTTGATTAATTGGTCTTCATCAATCCAATTCTTAGATTGTTTATAAACCTGACCATCTGGACCAGTTACCCTGATTGCCAACTGATCCAAGCCAAAGGCTTCAATCATTTCTTTAGTAAATTCATTAATACTTTTTTCTTTAAAATTAGTCATAAATAGACATGTGCAAGGGTGTGCAATGGTCTGTGCAAGGGTGAATATATCGAAACACCGCATAAAATAAGGCGTGTGCAGGGTGTGCAGGGTGTGCAGGGGTCGCCCGTGTGCGCACAGGTGCACATTGTTTAAATAAATATTTATTTATTTTCTCGCGCATACGTGTGATAAAAACCCTTGCACACCCTGCACACGCCAATAATGACGGTGCTTTAACCATGCACAGACCATTGAACATACCCTTGCACAACCCTGCACAATTACGCATGATCACCCCCACTACGAGCAGAGTTATCATCTAAATCTTTACGAAACTCCATGTAGCAATCCGTTAGCCACTTTGCTGGCTGCAATTCACCCATCTGGAATTTTTCATTAATTAAATCTACTGGCGGTGCGATCATGCTCATTTGAACTTGATCACCTTCGTAATGACATGATTTATAAACGCGCGGACGACCTTTTTTCCATCCACGGGTTTTAGAAACTGTACTGATAAATTGAGATGACTCACGTGGCCTAGCTACACCATTCCGTCTAGACCATTGCTGGTAAGCTCGATATAAATCTTCGGAGTGACATGGGATAACCTTCAGGCCTATATCACCGCTTATCCAATCATCCATAAATCGCTGCACGCTATCTTTATTGACCTCGATTAGATCCTCTTTTGATTGCGTCATTGGCGGCTTTGTGTGTTCAGTAAAGTCACCTAGATCTAAATTAAGCAAGTAGTGATGCAATGCAGCCACCCCACCGCTTTTAATCTCTTCATCAACGGCACGATACATCTCATCACCTAGCTTTTCAGGCACCCAGATAACCACAAAGCGCCGATCATCCTTATCCAGAACCAACGGTTGTATTTCATTGGAAAGGAATACAAGATTTACATGATTTCGCTCATCGTGCGCAGCCACATTTTTAGGATTAATGCGGATATTTTCACCAGTTATTAATGCCTTAATCTTATTTTTTTGGTGATACAGCTCTTGTCTAGCCATCACCTCATCAGCAATCATGAATAACTTGCCAGATGCCCAGTCGTTAAACTTATCATCAAGCTCTGCCTGGCCAACAATACGGTTATATTTTCCGTATATAGCCCCATAGGCTTCAAAAAATAGATTTTTACCTACGCCTTGTGGTCCATGAAAAATAAGCGCTGTGCGCATTTTTGCACCACGGTGCTGAATGGGATAAGCCAACCACTTGAGCACCCACTCATAGATTTCAGTGCTATTTTTCTTTTCCTCACCGCTGCACAAATATTGCAGCAAATCCAGCAATACATCGCACTTACCTTGCTTAGGTGTTGTAGGCCAGCCACCCCACAGATTGCACTTAATATGTCTATCATTCTCAGTTGGATCAAACCCAACCTCAGACAAGCGAACAACCTTACGACCTTTATGTAGCTTCCATTCCTTCCAGGCATGGTCAACACATATATCCATCACATCTGATTTTGGGATTAGAGCGCTTTCCTGATGGTCGAACATCGTGCCACCAGCGCCATAAATCAGAGAATAGCGATCAACTGCATCCTCTACATCTAACAACGGCTTTAGCGCATCCCCCGCCCCCACAGATAGAGAGGTGACGCTGGCTGATACATCACTACCCCAGCCAAGTTGGAGGATAGCTTGCTCAACTTGATGCTGAACAACATGCAAACCCTCTGATACGTGCAAATCATTGAAGTCAGTTATCTTTTTGCGTTCACGGTCAATGGTGAAAACAGGAGCAATCCAATGACCATCAACCGCAAGTGCTGCAGCTTGTGCACTTGATGTGCCAGCATTGTTTTTACCGTGCTCAGATCCACAATATTCGCAATACTCACCATGGCTCATCAATGTCATTTCTCCACATGAGCCACATTTTTGAATGTAGTCGTCATCTGCGCAGATTAATTGATTGACTCGTTTATATCGTTTTTTAAGATTTTGTGCGACTGGCAGCAGGTTATTTGCATTAAATGCTACTGCTACTGGCAACCCAGTTGCTTCATGCAGAGTTGCTGCAGTGGCATAGCCTTCTGCCACCAGCAATGTTCTACGTGGTGAACCTCCAATAATGTGGTACTTACCACGCATTTCCATGCCTACTGGCCAGAACTCTTTATCGCGTCCAGTTTTAGCTTTACGTGGATGACCTGCTGGCAAAATAAACTGCAATCCGTAAGTAGAACCGCTATTATCTTGAGCAGGAATAACCATAGCGCCAGAGTCAGAGTAACGCACACCATAAGCACCTACGTTTTTACGTTTCAGGTATTCAGATTCACCAGTAGCATTTAACTTAAGCCAGGTTGCTTGGGCGCGCTTTGCCGCCAGCATAATTTCACGTTTACGGTTAGCTTCCGCCTTTTCTCTATCCTGTGCGTACTTAGCTTTAAGCGCCTCTCGTTGGTCATTGCTCAGCGCTTGGCGATCGATGTTGATTTTACGCGCACCGTTATCATTGCCCTGCCAAATACCATAACTACCAACAATGATCACATCGCCATTGTCCTTAGTAAAATCGTGAAGAGAGTACCAACCCTTCTTCTCACGGGTACCCTCAACCTTGCAGCGCACCATGCGACCAATAATAAAACTATCAACAATTAAGCCGATACTAGTAAGCTGGTCGAATACCTCTTGCTGGTTAACTGCACTGCTCATTTTATAATTCCTGTTGTAACAGCTTTGATAGCTCGGTCAAATTCAACAACCAGCTCTTTACGAATACGCTCTTCAACACGTGAACGAATCAAACGAGTATTGAACATTTGGGGAACATCAATGGTGGACAAAGCTTTAATTGGGAGTCTTGCATCTGACTGGCGAACAAACACGGTACGGCCTTTATTGCCAATGAATGCACCCGTGATTATTTTCTTTCCACCAGCTCGCTTAATTTGAAAATGAAGTTGATTTTGGGTACCGGCTTTATTACGGCGCTTCCCCTCAGCTAGAGTCACTTTCTTTTCCATAAAGCGGATTAAATTAAGAGATCTACCAAATCTACGTGACGCAAATGGATCGAGCTGCACAAGCCACTGAGTAAATTTACGACCGGCTCTAGTCAACTTCAATCTACTTGTAACTTCACTTCTTGGAATATTGAACTCTGCTGCAATAGCACGAGACATTTCTACTTTTCCCTTTGCACCTACTTTATTCAGTGCAGCAGGAATTACCTTCTTCTCAATATCATTTGATAAAGATTTTAATTTTTTGTTGATAGCTGAAAAGTCAGCTCTGACATTAACCTTAAGCATGTTTAGTATGTTCCAACACCGTTTATGTGAGACAAATCACGCTCGTTTCGACCCGTACTGATGAAAGTGCCAGAAGGACCCGTTTCACCCCTAAACTTGGAACTGTTTACTAAACTTTTAATCATATTTGCTACTTCCTCTTATATCCTTATACGGGGCGCGGGGGTTCTACTTATTGCGGATTAATCAAAACTGCTAGTTATGTCACTTTGCTTTCTACAGTGTTTTGAAATGCCAAGAGCTTGCCCTGAACACCTGATACCTCATTAGCTATGCGCTTAAACTCTTTTCTATCAATATCGCCATCCGCATATGCCTTTTGAAACTCAGTAGCTAAGTCTCCCATCTCTTTCATGATCTGCATGTACGAATCGAGCAGACACATATCCCCACCATCATTGATTGTTGGCAACTTCACCACCACCGCATTACATTTGGCTGCGAAATACTCAGCAACAGAAAAATTAGTATCAGTAAAATCAACAATCTGCTCAAACTCTTGAACATATAAATGAGCATTCTCTGAATTGAAATTAAGCTTATTACGCAACCCTTGAGGATCTTTCCCCATGAATAAAGCTAAATCCCCAATTCGGTGTTGGGCTAACTGGTGTGCTAAATGTCTAATAGTCAACATTTATTTCCTCCTAAATAAATGTATGGTTCATCAATAAACACATACATAATTCAGTCATCTAAAGAAAGTAATTAAAAATAAAGAGAGTAAAAATGTCACTTGAGAAACGATTAGCAGCATTAGAAGACGCGCATCGCGCTTTGCATGCCAGGCATGAAGCATTGGCAATGAGTAACAGGGTTCTTTTGCCATTACTGAGAATAGACCCATCCTCAAAAAAAAGGCTGATGACAATTGCTTATGACGCGCTAACCGAACATATGGACAACGCGAATATGGACATCGAATTCCAGCAGATTGCGCGTGGTGCGATTGATGAGATCTTCTCTGCGATTTAGCAATGTATGCTGCA